TGGTGTATGAGGATATTCCCGTAGTGCTGGATGACAAAGCGCAGAGGGCATACCGCAAGCTGGAACGTGAGGCGATCCTACAGATTGACGAGGAAACAATCACGGCGAACACGGCGGCGGCGCTGTCTGGTAAGCTGCTACAGCTTTGTAACGGCGCTGTTTACGACGAGAATCACGAGGTAGTCCCCGTGCATGACTGCAAGATAGAGGCGTTTTTAGAGGCCGTGGAGCAGCTTAACGGGCAACACGCCCTTGTGTGCTACAGCTTTATCCACGACAAGGAAAGACTGTTACAGGCTCTTGCAAAGACGGGCTTGCGTGTGCGTGTGTACGCGGGCGCGCAGGATAAGGACGATTGGAACGCAGGCAAGATTGACCTGCTTTTGATACACCCCGCGTCTTGCGGCTACGGCTTGAATCTGCAAGAGGGCGGGCATCACATAATTTGGTACGGCCTGACTTGGAATCTGGAAGAATATCAACAGGCAAACAAGAGATTGCACCGGCAGGGGCAGGAACACCCCGTTATTGTGCATCACCTGATTGTGAAAGGCGGGCGCGACGAGGACGTTATACGGAGCCTTGAGAGCAAGGACGACGTGCAGGAAAGTCTATTGCAGTCTTTGAAAGTGAGGATCAAAGAAGTAAAGGAGGGCGCAGCTTGAAAAGAGCTTTGATAATCATTGTTCGGGCGCTGGCCGGTGTACATTCCCCGTCTTTGCGGCGGCGCGTTAGGATCAGCGACATTTGGAAAAGTCCCGGTTATGAAAGGCGGTAGGCAATGAGAAAACTTGTGTGCTATATCCTGTATTCCTTGCGCTGCTACGTGACGGCGCACAGGGTAGACCCTGACACGTACTACCTGCTATTGCGGCGGGAGCTGGCCGAGAGAGGGCGGCGCTATAGATAACCGATAGACGAAACACGACAAGCGACAATCGAAAAACGGCGGTCATTACCCCATATCACAGGCGCGCCCACGCGCGCGAAAGGAGCTATAGAATGACAGTCAAGGAATTGTCGCAATTATACTGGCTGACCCGTGAGATCGAAGCCGATCAACGACGGCTTGAGGAATTGGAACAGGCAGCGGGCGCGCCGTCGTCGTCTAATTTGACAGGTATGCCCCACGCCCCGAACAGGAACGACAGCAAGGTTGAACGGCTGGCCGCTGAGATCGTAGACTTACAGGCGATCATAGCGGCGCGGCAGATACAGTGCATCCATGAACGCGCGCGGCTGGAACGCTGGATCAGTACGATCCCGGACAGCTTGACCCGGCAGGTGTTTCACTATCGTTTTGTGGATGGCCTTGCGTGGGAGCAGGTCGCACAGCGCATAGGCGGCGGGAATACGATGGAGGGCGTCAAAAAACGCTGCTATAGGCATTTACACGGCAGCGCGCCCGTCAGCTTTGCCCCGGACAGGGACGACGTGTAAACGTGTCCCCCTTTGTCCCGAACAGGTGTGTTACAATACAATCGTGGTATTGCACCGTTTGGGCGTAAGGGTACGCCTCCGCTCTTACACGTCCGAGAGAAGCGGACAGCTTAGACGGTCGGGCATGGTATCACAGGGGACGCGGTGAGGGAAACGCCGCGCCCCCATTTTCATCTATGCAGGAGGCGGCAGAGATGCAGGTTTATAGGCAGCAACGCAACTATGAGAATTTGAACAAGCGCATATTTCCCGGCGTGGGCGAGTACGACATACCCGTATTGAAAAGCGCGGTTTTCAAGGTCGATAACTGGATCAGCTTTAACTTTGCGAGAGGGTGCGACGAGCCGGACAAGCACGGGATTCACTTTTTCATAGACGACTATCAATTCATGCGGCTTTGGAAAAACCCGGACACATACTTGCCGATGCTGTCACAGTTTCAGGCGGTGTGTACGCCGGACTTTTCCACATATACGGACTTCCCGAAAGCTATACAGGTCTATAACCATTACCGCAAGCATTGGCTGGGCGCGTACTGGCAGGAACACGGCATTAAGGTCATTCCTACCATTTCATGGAGTGACGAAGCAAGTTTTGAATGGTGCTTTGACGGGGAGCCGGTGGGTGGCATGGTGGCCGTGTCCAGCGTAGGAACGCAGGGCAATAAACGATCCGCACAGCTCTTTGAAGCGGGCTATAAGGAAATGAAACGGCGGCTGAGGCCGTCGTATATCGTTCTTTACGGCAGCGTCCCGGAGTGCTGCAAGGACGACGAAATTATATCCGTCAGGGCATTTCAGAGTAAATGGCGTGAGGATTGACCGAGGAAAAGGCAGGTGCTAAAATGGGAGGCAGAGGCGGCGCAAGCGGCTTTCCGGCCAACGGGCCGACAGGTGGCCCGATAGGGCCGCAGAGTGCAGCGGAAACAAAAGACTTGCACGAGCTGGCCGAGTACATGAAAGGCGTCGGACAGTGGGGCGTTGTTCTTGATGAACAGTCTTTAAGCGGCGCAACCTTTGAGAACGTGCGAGGCGCAGCGGCAGCGGTTGAACGGATTATGACCGAGTTCCCGCAAGCGCAAGCGAATTTCCACGAGCTGCGCGGCGAGGCGCTTAAACACGGCGTCTTGGCAAACGCGTCCTATAACGGCGTTATCCGGCTGGGAGAATACTACTTTGCAAAGACCGAGGGCGATCTAAGCTATACATACGATAAAAGCACACATGGCGGCTTTCACCCGGCAGGGACAAACAAGGATCATATCGCGTCCCACGAAGCCGGTCACATTTTGGAGCGCGCTTTGATCGACAAGTATATACTTAGTCAGGGCAACGGGTATTACACCCGCCTTGAGGCGTCGCAAGCGTGGAACAAAAGCAAGCTGTCGGGCAAGGTCGTTTCTGAGGCTTGCAGGGCGGCAAAGAAAACGCCCGGAGGCAAGGGCCTGACAAACGCGGATTTGATACGCGGCGTGTCCGGCTATGCGACAAAGAACAGGTCGGAAACCCTTGCGGAATGTGTTGCCGATTATGCGGCCAACGGTAGCAATGCAAAGCCGCTGTCCGTGGCCGTCTGGAATATCCTGAAACGCGAGTTAGGCTAAAGGAGGTATAAAGTCATGCCCGCAAAGAAAACCCCTAAGAAAGCGACGGCAAAGCCGTCCGGCAGCTTGGCGCTGTCCGATAAGGAACGCGCTGCGCTTAGGAAAAGCGCAGAGGCCGACATGAAGAAGCACGGCTTTAAGACCGTGGAGGAATTGACGGCTTACTACGATAAGAAGCGCGGCTATTAAGCCCGCACGACAACAGAACAAGGGAAAGCCCGGATGCGGATATTGTCAGGCCGTGTCCGGGCTTTTTTGCATTTCATTTGACCGAGTGAAAAGGTGGTGATAAAATGGGAGGTCGAGGAAGTAAAAGCGGCCTGTCCGCTGGCGGCGGCTATGGTGGCTTTGGCTCTTTGCAGGGCTTGGCACAGGCCATGGGCGGCGGCTTGAGTTTGGACTTTGACGCGAATACCGATCCGAATAAGCGCGGTGATTGGGACGACGACGGCAACCCGAACATTATCAAGTATCAGGGACAGGACGACGACAAGACCGCGAATTTCCTTGCCGGTACGGATCGTAAGGTAGACTTGGATGATCCGCAGTACGCGGACGGCTTTGAATACCACGACTTGCCGCTTAACCGGCTGCTTTTGCGGACGGGTGTTGTCGGTCAGCCTGTCGTGCTGGATGATTCCGATTTTAACGCGCTGGCGCAGCAGACCGGGGCGCAGGTCGTTTATCGCGGTTGGAGTGGCAAGGCCGCTATCAATCGTTTTATGAATCAGAAGTTTAACCACGTCGGCAACGGTGTCATGGGTGACGGCTACTACTTCTCCCCGAATCTGAGTACAGCGGTGGGCTTTACTAACTACAGCTCTACGGGCCACGGCGTCATTACAAAGATGATGCTTAACCCGTTGAAAGCGCGAGCTATTGAGCTTACCACGCTGCAAACGATGATGCGCCGTGCAAGTCCGAGGCTGCAAAGCGCCCTGTCTAAAGCAGGGTCTATGGGCAGCGGCAGAACATACGGCACCAATAGCGGCGAGATGCAGTACGCTATGAAGATGGGCTATAACGTCATTGTCAGTGGTGACTACGTTGTAGCTGGCCCCGCTGACGTGTTTATTGTCAGCAAGAAAACGCTTTAATCTAACAGGAGGTATAAGGCTATGGCGACTAAGAAGATGTCGAAGATCGACGAGGCCGAGGCTAAGGTCAATTTCAAGTACGGCCTGAGCATCATGCAGCAGAACGGCGACAAGGCCGGTCTTGAGAAAGCGAAGAAAGCCAACCCCGCCCTCTATGCGGAGTGGGAGAAGAAACAGGCCGGGAAAAAGACCGGCAAGAAGTAAGGCCATACCCCCGCCGCGCGGCACCGATCCGAGAGATCGGCAAAACGCGGCGGGGCGTCAGAGCTACACAAAAAGGGCGCGCGTCAGAGTTGACGGGCGCTATTTTCATGCCGTGCGAAAGGTGGTGAAGCGGCAAAATGGCAGGACGAAAACTGAAATATCAGACCCCGGAGGCAATGCAGGAGGCTATCGACGCCTATTTTGAGGACTGCAAAGGGCATCCGTTGACGGACGCTGACAGTCAAATCGTGTTTGACAAGTACGGTAGCCCGGTCTTTGTGGATGTAAAGCCGCTGACCGTGACGGGCCTTGCGCTGGCGCTTGGATTTGCAACCCGTCAATCCCTGCTGGACTATGAGGGCAAGGGCGAATATAGGAAGATCGTCCAACAGGCAAAATTGAAAATCGAGAATTACGCCGAAATGAGGCTTTACGACAAGGACGGCTGGAACGGTGCAAAGTTCAATCTGCAAAACAATTTCCGTAATTGGGATGCAGACAAGGCAGCGCAGGACGACAAGAAAGCCCCGGCTATCAATATCATTTGCGATATTCCCCGCGTGGCAGCGCCTACCGGCGACGCCGAAAACGCGATTGACCCGCTGGCCGTTAGCGAGGCAATAAAGGAATTGGAGCGCAAGGACGGCGAGGCAGATGAATAACGCGGGCAGATCG